GCAGGGTTTGTTTAAGGTTGCCGAGTCGTTGGACCCACAGATGTATGCCTGCCCTGCGATGTTACTGCAGGATCGACTCATCGTGGAAGCGTTTAAAAAGTACAGCTTCGTTAATTCTCCCTTTAACAAACGGGAGAAGCCCAAAATTCGGTTTTTCGAAGCTGAGGCACTATGTCGTGCCACAAACAAGAGATTGCTCAACGAAGAGTTTTACACCAGTGATGGTGCTAGCTCCTACGACAGCTTTACCGGAGAGAAAATATCCCCTCCTTTAAGGCTTAGCGTGTCCCCGAGTGATCATGTGAATTGGATTATCCACCATGCCACCCGAAGTATTGCTAATCTCCTGGGCGCTTTTAGACCCGACGAAATGTTGGGTACTTCACGATTTGGACCAGGGGCGACCCTCTGCGTTGGCGGAGCACTCACTACCGAATACTTTAAGTATCGGGAAAAGTGCCCAACCGTCAGTTCGGGGGCGTTTGCCTACGCCGAAGCTCTCCTCAACTACGACCGAAAATGGCTCGCACTCCTTACCGGAATGCATCCACTGGACGTGGTTGGGCGGTACAACCTTATCACTGATGAGGTTGCCCCGGAACTCCGGCTCACTGACCACAATAAAGTAACATTCGTTCCGAAGAACGCGAAGACCGAAAGGTCAATCGCAATCGAACCGTACTTCAACCTCTACTTCCAGTTGGGAGTAGGTGGGATGATCCGAAAGCGCTTGCTGAAGAAATTCGGCATTGATCTGACTAGCCAAAAGCGAAATCAGGATCTCGCGCAACTAGGGTCCGTTGACGACGCAATGGCCACCATCGATTTCTCGATGGCCAGCGATACGCTGGCTATTGAGACCGTTCGGAGGTTGTTGCCCCCAGATTGGTTTCAACATCTGGACCGTTTACGTTCGCTGGATTACAAAATGGACGGGAAAATCTCCCGCTACCACAAGTTTTCCAGTATGGGGAACGGTTTCACCTTTGAGCTCGAAACACTCATCTTCGCAGCTTTGGCGAGGGGTACACACTCCTTGTTAGGGTTGAATGAAGACGAAGTCTCGGTGTTTGGTGACGATGTTATACTGTCATCATCTGCAGCCTCGCTCTTTGAGGAGGTTTGCAACTACCTAGGATTTCGTATAAACAATGAGAAAAGTTTCGTTAAGGGTCCCTTCCGCGAATCTTGCGGGGAGGACTTCCTCAGAGGCCGACGCGTGCGTCCAGTATTCTGTGAAGAACTGGGCACCGTCCAACAGGTCGTCAGTTTCGCC